GGGGACGCTCAGCCTGCGTGCGACCCTAAGCCACAGGCGGGGGACGCTCAGCCTGCGTGCGACCCTAAGCCACAGGCGGGGGACGCTCAGCCTGCGTGCGACCCTAAGCCACAGGCGGGGGACGCTCAGCCTGCGTGCGACCCTAAGCCACAGGCGGGGGACGCTCTATTGTAGCATCAGCCAATGCCACATCCACCGACTCGGCCACCTGCAAAATCCCAGACCATTCACAGTCTGCATTGTCTATTACATTTCCAAGCAAATCCACCCACTGGAACCGCACACGGTCCAACTTCGCAATCGGTGGATTCAACGCCACAGGATTCTGAATCATCGTCTGTGTGTAGGTCCCGAAATTCCCTAACAGCAGCTTCGCATAATACTGCTTCGTCGCCCCCGTCGGCTCCGTCGTCCGTGCCAGGTCCTCAGGCCCAGAGGTGTCCACGCGATTCAGCGAATATTCGTCATTTAGGCGCAAGTAGATGTAGTCGTCGAGAATCTTGTAGAAACTCTCCGCGTTGTAGTATGTCCCGCTCCCCACAATTGGCGTGCGTCCATCGGCCGTCGCCTGCGTATTGTTGCTCATATCCGCCTTGGGGAACCCCAGATTATAACCGAGTCCCCAGAACTGGTCCGCATTCGACAGTGGCGGATAAATAGACGACTTGAAGAGCAACTGGAATCTTATAGGATCCGTAAATTTAGCCCGTGCAAAATAAGTCGACGGCAGCAAGTCCCCATAATATTTCTCCAAATATGCCCCCACTGTGTCAACTACCGTCGTCTGAATACTACTGAAAATAGCCAAGTTCGACGTGTAGCGCCCATAATATCCCTGAATTGTGCTATGGTATGACTGGAACCCCGTAAAAGACAACACAGGATTGAGGGCAAGACCCATTGCCACCGTATTTGTGCTGAAATAGCGGTCAAAGTTCGACGTGCTGGCCACATACTCTGGATTATAGTTGCTCACATTTCCCGTGTTGACCGCCGCAATTTCGCTAAACAAATCATTCGCTGATACGAAACCGTAGTCGTAGCGGTTCGTCAAGCGGAAACGCACCATTGTCTGAAAATCTTCCGTAGGTGAATACCCTCTAATTGCCAAATATGAGTATGAATTGGAATCGACAATCGGACCCGCCGGCTGTAGCCCGATATTATATATGTAGGAACCGAAGTAATACCCCTGGAACTCCGTATCAGCATTCGTATAGTTCGACTCCTGACCCCATTTATACAGCGTAACAGACGCCGATACGGTCGACATGTCGCGCATCAGCGAGTCGTAATTGGAATAGAAGAACATCTGTGTGCGACCATACTCGGGATAGTTCGGTGGATTTGAATAGAAGCCGTTGTAGTTGCTGAAATAGTTCGTGTCGACCGTATTTGTGATGTCGTTGTAGGAATTTGTCCGCTTTGTGAGTGTAATCTTCATGGCAGGATAGAAAATCTGCCACGCGGTCTCCAAGCCGTAGCCGAGGTCACCCTTAATGCGCGTATTGCCATACACAATCCACGGCTCCTGCGAATAATATGAATCCTGGGTCACCTTAATCCAATATGAGTCGTCGTCACCAATGGTCCACGACACATTCGAGAATGCCTCCGCGGGATTGAAGAATGTCGGCGCATTGGCCGTTATTTTTACATCCAGATTGCTGCCGACTGGCAGAATAGCGGGATCTTTAAAGACGGCAACCCAGCGATCCGTATAATTGGATGATAGCGCAAAACAGTTGCCGAGCGAATCGGACCGCACGCTGAATAGATTGGAGCCATAGAACGGGTCAGTTAGGAGATTGCTGAGAGTCAGCGTGCCGAGATACATACCCGTGCCGATGTCCAGACCCGCACCAGACACACTAAATGACCCTTCCAGGATTTTCGTGGAACCGGCTGCAGCATCCGTTAGGAGTGTATGATGGCTGTCCTCTGCCACATTTGCGGTGGTCTCGAAATAGGTCGCCGAACTGACGAAGAAACCGCCATAAAGACTCGTGCCGCTGCTCAGATTATGCACCAGGACCCCGCGCATTGATGACTGGCCCGCCGCTAGATCCGTATACCAGAAATTGGAGTCGCGTGTGATTCCAAAATTAGGACTGGAAACATGCAGATAGTCCGTATACGCCGCCGTGCTAATATACGGCTTGAAACTCGTGACGAGGCCACCCAACCCATAAGTGAGATTGCTGAGGGACCCCGTGATTTCATAGAGCTTCAGTGTCGTGTCTGTCGTGCTGACAGTTAGGAGATAGGGCGTGTTACTGGTGGTTGCCCACTGCACGGCCACCTCGCCGGCAGGTGCGAGCGGCCCCAGGTCGAAATTATTGACAAACACGGAGTCGCGTCCTGGTTCGCCGGCATTGCGGACCAGATAAAGGTCGCCGGCGGCACAATACCGCGGCGTGCTCACAATGCTGTAGTAATTGCTGGCGGCGGCCCCGAGATTTAGCACGGGTGGCCCATAGGCCAGGAAACGGTTGCTCCCCTCGTTGTAATTGCCGCTCTTCAACTCATACGTATTTTCATTCACGAGGCCGTGCCACGGGCTGTAGCGCTTCATGCCATTCGCCTGGTTTACAATGTCGAGGTCCCCCTGGTAATGGATAAGCTGCCCGTGAATGGGCAGGGAGCGCTCATAACGGGCCTCGTAGATGTTACTGCAGTAATTGGACAGCGTGCTCACCGTCTGCACGGGCACCACGGCTTCACGTGGCCCATTATCTGTTGGTATACCGTAGCCGAGCCAGGAAGTGCTGGGGACCGGCGCGGAGTTGTCAGGGTAGGGAACGGTTGACCCACACATCATATAGAAGGTCGTCAATGTGCCGTCGGCCTTGAATGGAAGGACGGAGTAATATGACTCCTCGCGCGTGATAATTGTGCACGGTAACTGCGTGTAGCCGGCCAGACCAGCAGCGGCCTTATCGTGACGCCTATACGCAGCAGGCCAGGACTCCCAAGGAAGCCGCGTGAACTCGTAGTAGGACCCGAGGCTTGGGTCGAAACCGCCCGCCGTCGCCGCACCCACCTGTGTAAACGTCGAATAGATGGCCGTGCGCGATGAACTAAGGATGGCCACAGCATCAGCCAGTGAAATGGCCGTCTTATCACGCTGCTTAATACTCAGGGTATCAAACACACCTACATAGGCGATGTCTGCATTGGGTGACGCCGCCCCCGCATAGGCCGACTTGAACATGAAGCGGTCGCAATCCCACGCCCCATCCGTCGGCAGGAATCCCACGCCACTCACACCATACCCTAATTGCAGTGTTGAGAGACCGCCGAAGTTGGAATCGGCGGCATATGTATAGCCGCCCACATTGAGCGTCGACTGATTGTATGGGACCCGCGTAGTCAGACTCTGCATGGTCGACAGGGTCCGCACAGGGTCGAACGTCTGGGGCGCAATGTAGGTGTCATCATACCAGTTGACGATTTTATACTCGCGCTTCTGCACCGTGGAGAAATAAGGTGTATACGGGGTGCTATCGGCGGCCTGCAAGGAATTCGAGGAGCCGGCGAAGAAGTAAGATTGTGCCGTGGGCGAATAGGGGGTGTTGCTGATAAGTTGCACGCCATTAAGAGGATCCTTCCTATATTGTGTCCACGGAGCATTCGGGTAGACCCCTGGGACCCATCCTTTGTAGTCCGTGAAATCCGTGCTGACATTGCTGTCGTCATAACCGATGACCGGTGCAGCCGCAGTTAGGGCGGTGGTGAACCCCTGGAATGTGGGGTCGCGCAGGAAAAGCGGCGTGGCAGTGTTAAGATGCGTCCAGGCAGGGTCGTTCGTCTTATTGAAGTTGATATTCTGCGGGTTCGACATCAGATTCGCCACGGGATCGAAGAAGGCAGGATTGTTGGCCTCCGTGATGGGAATCGCAGGGTCCTCCAGGGACACTACGGGGACATTGGCACCACCTGTATAGGCGACGAAGTAGAACGGCATATCACCGAACGACGTGGTGAGCGTCCGCACAGTCACATAATATGACTGGCCGGCAATCACGGGCCATGACACTGTGCCTGTCGCGCTACTAATTGAAGTTGTAATGGAAGACACGTAGTTATACTCATTCTCCTGGACGACTGGTCGCGTATCCGCGTAGAAGCCCGCGTCATCGTGATATAGAGTTACCCTAACAGGCGTCGTAAAGGTCGAGAAAGTGCTGACAAAAAGACCAATATTCATGTCATACTTGTAGGTCTGAGCACCGGCCACCAGCGTGCTTGGTGCCGGCGCGGTGAACTTGTAAAAGAAAGTATTGTTGGACGACTGGAGCAAATAGGCAGTCGAAAAGTGCTGAACCGCACTGCTGACCATGTCGAGTCCGAATGGAACTACACCGAAGTCATTGATGGTCTGACCGGCGTTCGAAAGTTGGGCTGGCGCGGGAGCCCATGTATAGTCTTTATTAAAGTGCGTAGGCAGGTTATTGCCGAATGCATACATGTAGCGTGGGTAGCGGTAAAAGAACGGCTTAGGCAGGGTCTCCACCTGCAGGGTCTGCCGCACATCTGAGCGGAAACGGAAAAGTGTATACTTGCCCGACGATATGGGCGCCAAATAGGACGCCGACTGGAGTTTGGGGTTCGTATAAAGAATTCCACTGGCATCCGTGATGGAGCCCGTTTCAATAAAATTCGAGAGGGAATATTCGTATGGGACACCACGGTCGGCCAAATTCAGTGTGCTTAAATCAAAGGTCGGCGTGGTCCCCACGAGCGTCGACCAATTTGTTATGAGTGTCGAGGGTGTCGCGTTGAAATCTGGCAGATCCTGAATGGCCCCCGAGCCTTTCGCCTGAATGTAGTCGAGGGTATACGCATTATATACGCCGCCCACATTGGAGCCGTTCTGGAGATATATGAGCGTCGACGGCTGCACTAACTGCTCCAACGAGTAGGACCCGTAATTGACCCCATAGTAGTTGGCGAGACCGACCTGATAATAGTTGACCAGTGAATTGATGAGCGACGCGTCGACCTGCAGGGCATTGCTGAGTGCCAGATACTGCTGCTGGGAATATCCGTAGTCGTTGCAGAGAGTATTTGACAGGGCCAACTGCTGCTGGGCTGTAATATCGGCCACAATGGATGTGTTCAGGTTCGACGAAGTCACATACACCTTATTGGTCATTGTGTCGACACCCCAAATATAGCGGTTCACCAAATGCGTCAAGAATGTGTGCGCATTACGATACGAATCCAGCACGGCCAGATTCTGATTCACTAACTGCAGTATAACAGGATCGCTGAGACCACCGTAATTGTAGACGACGCGGTCATACACCTGGGCTTCCGTGAGACCTGCCACAGTAATATTGAGACCGAGCGTTTCTGTGTCGGTCGGGTCGAGGAACGCCTCCTTCAGCACAGGATAATAGTAGGCCACCAACATTTCATTTAGGGTGTATGAGGTGAGACCACCGTAGCGGGCAGGGAAGTAGCGCGTAATAATGTAGTTGAGCGTGGGATTTGGCACATATTTTTGCAGGGCCGCGTCGAAATAGAAATCGCCTGGCTTATTGAAATTGTAGGCCAGGTCGCCGGTCGTCGAGAAGAGGGGGACGAAATCGGCGAAACCGTTTGGATAATAGAAAAATGTTGGCGTGGTGTTCATCTGGATAGTCAACTCCCCGAGCAGCCCATTGATGTCGTAGGACCCCTCGCGAATCTGCACGCGATTTATGAGGGAGTCGCCGGCGAGTGTGGTGCGGCCCTCTTCGTGAACATCGAACCAAGTGTTATACTTCTGATTGCGGAAGTAGAAGAATGCACTTAGGAGTTTGATCTGGGTGAACTGGAACGTCGTGACGTTGCGGTAAATCTTCGGGAGATAGAGCGTGAAGTCGGTGGGCTGCGGGAAGACGGCGTGGTCACGGTCGGCACTCGTAATGGAGATGAGGGAGGTCTGCTGAATAGGCGCCGTGCGGAGTTTGGTGAACTGGTTGACCTGGTCGGTTTGGCCTGAGGTTGTGAGGGGGCCGAAGTCGGCGGGGGCGGGACCCGTGGGTGCGGGCGCGGCCCCCGTTGCACCGGTTGCTGCGCTCGCGGCATCTTGAAACGTCTCGTAGGCGAACGACGGATTGTATGTGCCTGTCGGACGGAAAGTGGCGAGCATGAGCGGGGCGGTTTGCAGGATTTTAGGGTCTGGAAGTTCTTCGACCGACGATTCGCTGCTGCTGCTGGCCGTGTCATCGGAGTCTGTTAAATAGGATTCTGAGGAGGAATAATATGAATCGTCGTCTTCCTCTTCGGAATCAGGGGAGGGTGGCCTATAGGGCCTATATGGCGCATATGCGCGTTCCATTTCTAACTCATAGAGGGCCAATTTTAGGCATGCTCTATTCCGTATTCATGCTGACCACAAGGCTATACATGTGATAACCGGCGGCCGCGAAGCCGGTCATAAGAAGCAGTTCGTAGGCGGCGCGGGGCGAATCGCGACCATTGAGACCGATGTAGAGGAGGAGGGGGGCGATTATGAGGGCGTGAATAAGATTCACCCAGGCGTAGGGGGAGTTCGCGCGCAGCCGGACGAACGCCTTGTAGCCGTGGTAGATTAAGAGGAGCAGACCGAGACCGAGGAGGATGTAGTAGATGACGGAGGGATTGCCGGCGCGCATAAAACCGACATAAAGAAAGAACGGGACGACGGCGAGGAGGTGGAACAGACTGATGACGGCGTGGGGGTTCATTTACTATTTGCAGATGTGCAAAAAATATGTTATTGCTTGCACAAATATTTAGAGATTTTCGAGAATTTCATTTAGGACCGCATTGAGTTCTCCTTTAGAAATGCTGCGGGGACCGGTCGTATTTGTGGGAAATGCGTGGGCGGTCAGGCGGCTCGCAATGGCCGCCGCCGCTGCTGCCCGCACTCTGTCGTCTAGGCGGATAAAGTAGTGGCTCTGCACGGATGGCTGGGCGGCATCGGCGGCTGCCACAGTGGTTCGCCCAGCATATACACCGACCCGCCGCACGGCGATGTCCCAGGCCTGCTCCGCCCCAGCCCCGCCCGCTCGCACATAGGCGAAGCCACACTCTCTAACTGCAGCTTCGACAACCCGCGGCACAGTCCGCCGCTCCCACACCTGGAATACGCATGGAACCGCATACGATTCCCCGTTCACAGTGAACGACTCAGCGGGCAATTCCTCGGAAACCACGCAATGATACGCAATAGGAAATGCAGTCTGCATGGAAGGTTTCATAAAGGAGCGCGGCAGGATGAAAGCGATTACCGCGGCACCCAGGGCCGCTGCTCGACCAATGAATGCCCGCGCAGCCGACCCCTGGCGACCGAATGGAGGATTCCCACATACAATGAGTGGCTTACCACCGGCCTCCGCCGGCAGACCCCAGGTCATGAAATCGGCCCGCTCAATGCCGGCGGCAGACGCTGCAGGCTCAATATCCACAGCAAACCGCGTGCAGCCAGCAGGGAATGCGCCCAGGAATGCACCGGCACCGGCCGCAGGCTCCAGCCACACAGCGTCAGCCGCGCGCGCCACCTCACATTCCCCTAATAGCAGTTCAACGCAGCGTGCCGCGACTTCTGGCTTGGTGTAAAAGGCGTCTTGTAGATTCTTACGGAATTTTCCGCGGTCTTGTGGGATGCTCATTTAGGGTTAGTTGGGTGATAGTATGCGGCACTGGTGCGTGTATCAATTTTAGATGGTAAAGAACTAAAGAATATCTACCAAAGTAAAAGGTAAAGATGTCGTCTGCTGCCGCCAAGCCATATCCATGGTATTATGTATGGAGTCCAAAGTATGAAATCTTTCATCACATCTTAAAGTTCGGTGTAGCCGACTGCCCGCACTTTGTGGTTCACGATAAATTCTTTCCACAATCCGCCTTTACAACACTTTACCAGGCCGGCGCGGAACACTTTTTTGCGGGAAACTTTTTAAAGTTTGATATGATACTGGAGGCACTTGCTACCCACGACGGCAGGCATATTATAGTATCTGATGCCGATATTATTGTGGACCGCCCTTCTGACCTGGCCACATATTTGAAGGGTTATGAGCACTATGATATAGCATATATGCGTGATAATTTCAAAGATGACACATATAATATTGGGTTTGCCCTTATTAAATGTTCGCCGGCAACTGTCGCATTTTTCACCGCAGTTCGTGATGTCATCAGAGATACTGGCCGCCAGGACCAGGCAGTCGTAAATGAACAGATTCCGCTGCACCCTATCCGCGTTGGAATGTTTTCCGTGCCTGAAATGTGCCAGTCGAGTATGGGAATGGAAAATGCCGACAAGTCACTTGTGCTACAGATGTTATGCTCAAATGACACATATGAGGCAAACTTGCGTGAGAAACTCCTAACTGCATCGGCATTTATTGATTTGCGAGGGCTGCATCATCTTATACCAGCAAATACCTGGGAATTTATTGTGAATTTCCATAAGACCCACTGTCCTGGCAATCCTAATAGCAGCAGTTAGGCGAAGACTACCGGTCGCTTGTAAAGATAATATGAACCAATGTATAGCATGAAAACCGCGCGTGCACGTAGGCGAACCACTAAAAGGCAGTTTTTCTTTAATCCAAATAATCCCGATAAATCTTTTAATGTATATATTAATAAAAATCCCAAAAATACAATACCCATTAAATATACTACGTTACAAAATGTAACACATACAATTAATAAATTGGAGAAACTTTATAAACATAAATGTTATTCACACAAACGTATATGGCAAGTAGGTATGATTATGAAAGTTCGACTGGATGTGCTGAAATCCAGTAAACCAGACCAGTATAGATTGGCAAAGCGTTACTTTGAATTTCTAGGGCGCAGAACAACATTGCCCGAAAAACAGCGTTATAAATATACATTTGCCAATTAGAGGTGTAGTTGCGGTAGCAGTAGCAGTAGTAGCAGTTTATCTGAATATATAAAATATCCATAAGAGATTTACCCATACACACCATAGGGAACCAGAAGTGCCATAACGTGCGTGATTTATATAGAAATATGCAAACAATCCTAACAGCAATGTCCCGAACCCGTGCGTTAATATGAATGATGCCCCTGTTAAAAGCCCTATCCAATACGGGATCGCTTCCATGGAAATAGGGTCGAAACTCCATTTCCATGCAAAATGACCGTCGCCCGCAACAACAAACCGTAAATCACGGGACCCGAATAACAGTTCTGTAAGTGTTTGAATGAGCACATATGGTAAAATAAATTCACGGCGATTTGCTTCATAAAACGCGGCCACTGGCTGTGCATACAATGCGAATTTACCTGCAATCGCCAATATGCGTTCGTCAATTATATTTAACCACCGCAATCCTTCCACTAATTGCATTTGAGATACAACAAGCGGAAATAGGAACGATTTTCCTTGATTAAACAAATAAACAGATGCCAGGATTCCCAGCCCCCATGTGCCGAATGATACGCGCGGACTATAACACATATGTTAACTGATGGTCTGTAAATACTTCATATTATAAATTCACAATTATATAGTAGCGCATAAAGAAACTAAAGAATGCACCCCGTAAAAGAAAGTAAAGATGTCGACTGCTGCTGTCGCCGCCGCCGTCGCCGCCGCCGCCGTAAAGTATGCCCCAGGAGATGTTGCGCGCGTTAAAGATTATAAAGAAAATGTTACAATCACCGCCGTTATTAGCACATCCAGTCCAATAGGATATTCTGGTGTATATACCGCATATTATCAGGGACGTCCCGTTGAAATGACGCTCAGTTGGATTCCTCAGGGCCTCATTGAAGCACGCCTATAGTAACCATCACGGGGATGAGCGCAACCCGCATAAATTTGAAAAACTGCAATTAGGCATGTGTCTAGGCTGTGCACCGCACTCCAAGCCAAATGTCAACAGAAGCCGCCGCCGCGGCCGCAACCAAGCCCACCCTCGCAGCCGCTCTCAAGGCGCGAGCAGCCGCTGCTCAAGGCCCCACGGGCCCTCTCGCCGCCGATACAATCCTAAATGCACCCCCCGCCGGCACTCCAACGCCCGCCAAGATGGCCATCTTCGATTTCGACTGGACTCTCGTGAAACCGCGTGAAGGTCGCACATTTCCACGCGACGTCGACGATTGGCAATGGACGCGCCCGTCCGTTCCCGCCATGCTCCAAGGCATCGCCGCGATGCACACAATCGTCATCCTAACTGACCAAACGAAGCAATGGAAACTTGACCAGATTCGCGCGGCGCTTGCTGCGGCCGGTCTCCCAGACACCACTGTGATTGTCGGCAATAAGACAAAGAAGCCGTCCACTGCGCTCTTCATGAGTGTCTTCCCAGACTTCGACTATATGACCCATGATGCCTACTTTGTGGGCGACGCGGCGGGCCGCAAAGGGGATTGGGCCGCGACTGACCTGGAGTTCGCGCAGAATCTGCGGGTGCCGTTCATGACACCCGAGGAGTTCTTTCCTCGGGCCGAAGCCGAACAACCGCAGCATACACAACCCCTAATTGAGATTCCCGCGCATCGTGAAGCGGTTATTATGGTGGGTTTCCCAGCGGCAGGCAAGAGCACACTCGCGCGGACCGTCTTCGAGCCGGCCGGCTACACCATTATCAGTGGCGATGAACTGAAGACCACTGCGAAGATGAAGAAAGCCGCCGCTGCCGCTGTGGCCGCTGGCCAGTCAGTCGTATTTGACAGCACAGCAGGCACCGTAGAAAAGCGCGCCGAATTCATCGCATTCGCTAAAGCCCATGGCATCCCCGCACGCATCCTCTGGGTCACCACGCCTATCGATGTAGCCAAAGAGCGGAACAAACAGCGCGTTAACTCACAGGTCCCTGCCATTGTCTTTGCCGTCTATAAAAAACATTTTGTGGAGCCGACCGAGGCAGAGGGGGCGATCGTCGTGCACATTTAGGGATGGCCGCAGAGCTACTAACGTCTGTCGCACCTATTGGGCACGGTCTATGAAATTAATAAGATTGAGCGCAGGATTGAGTGGAATATAGAATGGGACCATGCCACGGTCGTCGCCGTCGCCTGGATGAAGTGACACGCGAGATACAATATCGATGCGGTCACCGTCATCAACAACCTCTAATTGAAACCCATTCAGACTTTTTATGTATATTGCAGGGCCATTGTTTTGAATGACAATGCTGATTACAGCAATAGCTGGCTGACCTGGAATTGTTCGAGACCGCACCGTCATGTCTGTGGTGTCAGCTCGCAGTGTACCCACGGGTCGGCCTCGGCTGCATACCCTAACTGCAATACGGTCGAGTGGGCTGTAGCCGCCCGCAGAGTGTGTTGAAGAGGACCGTGCGGTGCTTGATTGGCGTGAACCCATGTGTGTTTGGCTTGGGGAGTGGCAATAAAAATAGTAAGGCGATGCGTTCAAATTTTTATGTGAGAGAGGCGGTATACTACGTTTACTCAAAGTCCTCGGTGTTGAAGATTTCGAACGTGAGATTATTGTCAAATGTAATCATAAGTGGCCCGTGCATATGCTGAATTCGGACGATTTCACTAAATACGCGTGTGAATATGCCGAGTTCCCCGCCGCCGATATGACGACCCATACTGTTGCGCATGCGCCATTGGGTGGGGACCGGTCCATAGTCAGGGAGTCGTGCATAAATTGTATACATCAATTCGGCGATCGAGTTGATGTTTTCAAATGTGGGCGGGAGGGCGACACCGTTGCGGTTGGCGTGAGTTGCTAGTGTGAACATGGCTGGCTTGTGAGAAGGCGCGCTATATTGGGTCAGCTGTAACTTTCTCAATTTTTATTCAGGGATTAGTGCACGGAGAGCAGCCTTCACTTCATTATAAAGCACCATGTTATCAGCAGGACAATTCGGAATGCACACCCGAACGTAGGAACATACGCGGATGGCGCCACCGGTGGCGTTGAGGTCGGCGTGCGTGGCAATTCGCTCTGCATTTAGGAAGTCGGCGACGACGGCGCGGATGGCGTGACCAGGTAGGATGGCAGGCATTTGGCTTGAGTGGCTTGTGGCTTGTGGCTTGTGGCTGGCAACTGGTTTGCAACGAGGGGTGCTGTTCAATTTTTAACATTCGATTACAGAAGATGTTGTAGTATGCATTACAGTCTCAACTAAAAAAATTCAGACCGCTTGCGCGGCCCTAGCGGTCTCTCCCTGCTGTCTAGTAACATTGCTGCCCCTCGCTCGCAGCTCTTCGTGATGGCCAGCCAACCCATTAATGCCACCTCCGCCTGGTTCGTTATGGTCCAGTAACCACGTTGAATTGCTGCCTGTTAATCGCAGCAATTCATAGTGCCCATTCATCTGTCGACAAATTGCACCTCTGCCTTAGTGTATTTGACTTGCTTAGCCCACTTGGAGGCTTAGTTGCATGCTCCGTATCCGCCTCCTCCGCACTGCAACAGTCAGGGTCAACCAGTCGTTACGGATTCGTAGACCTCCACCCCGCCCTGCTCCGCATGCCCCTACCTCGCATGCGGTAGTCGGGGTCAACCAGCCCATCTCACATACCCACGCGTTTCCACGCGAGTATGGGAGACCGCCAAACACCCCGTCCTTTTGGTGCTGCTAGAAGCAGCACCCCACAGGTATTGGATACCCCCTGTGGTTGGGTGCCGTTTAGTGTGGCCAGCAGCCATATTTCAAGTTTTTTTCGAACTTGAAATACCTCCCCTGTGCGTGCGCAGACCCCCCTCTTTTCAAGTATTGAAAAAACTTGAAACAAGGAAAAATCACCCACTAGAAGGCAGCCGCGAGGCCCCATTGGGGGAGCGTAGTGGCTAGCGGCGAGGCAAGCCCACATTGAAGGCACCTGCGGGTGCTGGAGTGGTAAACTACCCGCCGCGACCCTCACCGGGCTATATACGATTTGCAGTGTGCCGCGAGGTGCCTGTGGGTGCGGAACCTGGTGGGTATAGTGTGACCTGGTCATTGGTGCCTAGTGCGCTCTCGCAAGGGGGCAGCACGAGGGCTCCGTTCGGACTGCCACCACACATAGCACTTCGCTCAGTATAAGTTCGGTTCCCCAAAGACATGTAGGGGATATGGGATTCCCTTCTGGGGGGTCCCTAGGCATTACCAGGTGCCACCGCGGGCTGTTCGGGCAATGGGGTGCGTGTAGCGTGGCCACAGCAGATGGCTTGTGGTGACGGTTCGTGCGGGGTCTGGTTTGACATCAGGCTCGCGTTGGGGTGTCTTTCGCATATAACAACGACACCGGCTGTGGATCGAACCGTCCACAGTTACGCAACATTGGTTTACCGACACTCCCTTCCTCATGGCTGGCACCCCTACTGCCCTTACGGCTGGCATCCCTACTGCCCCCACGGCCGCTTCCACAGCCACCCAGGTGCTCACCTGGTTCAACGCTGAGTGCGCCGCTCTCGATGCATCTCTCCAGTCCGATTGGCTCGCTGCCGGTTGCCCTGGTGGGAGCGGCGAGGGCTGCTACGCGAGCTCAGCGTCCACCGCGCTCTTTGAGCGGGTCTTCGGCCATATGCAGACGTGGCTCGACGGATCTCTCTGGCGTGCCACCATCGACCACATCACCGAACTCACGCCAGACCTCCCCGAGGACTTGCGCGAGTTGTGGGAGACCTACGAGACCCAGTTCTGCATTACACGGATGCTGGTTGGCCACACGAGTCTGAGTGCTACCCACACGCCGCTGGTCAACACCGTTGCGCGCTTCGCCGAGCGCGTGGCCGCGCGTGCAGCCGCTGCGAGTGATGATGAACCCGTCTCCTGTGGTCGGAACTGCGGTGACTGCGGCAACGGCCCCTTCGGGTGCGGCTTGACTCGCGGCGACTTCCGCGAGCCCGAAGAGCCTCATCCCCTCGACGGCCCCCAGTCCTTCCAGGCAATCACGGCCTCCTGCACTGCCTGCGGAGGGACCGCCGAATACTCGGCCGGCCTCCTCTGGGTGCCAGCCGAGTCGTTCGAGGTCCTCAAGCAGGTCGGGATG